ATTACTTGGCGCCTCACGTTTCCATCTGGCACTACAAGTTGGATGAACTCGAAGAAGTCAGCAACCCAGAGATGTGGGTCAAAGCAAATCCCAACATTGGTAAGACGGTTACATACGACACTTACCATTTGGACGTAGAACGAGCAGAGAAAGCACCTGCTTCACGCAACGATATTTTAGCCAAGCGATTTGGCATCCCCATGGAAGGGTACACATTCTTCTTCACTTACGAAGAGACTCTTCCCCATCGCCATCGCGAATTCTGGAGGATGCCTTGTTCTCTTGGAGCCGACCTTTCTCAGGGCGACGACTTCTGTGCGTTCACGTTCCTCTTTCCGTTGGGTAATGAAGCTTATGGAGTAAAGACGCGAAGCTATATTACGTCTTTGACTTTAATGAAACTTCCCGCAGCAATGCGACACAAGTATGACCAGTTCATTCGTGAAGAAAGTCTTCATGTTCTAGAGGGTAACATTCTGGACATGATGCAAGTCTATGACGACCTTGATGCATACATCCAGCGTTCCGAGTATGATGTCAGAACTTTCGGGTTCGACCCATACAACGCTAAAGAATTCGTCACTCGCTGGGAAGCTGAGAACGGGTCCTTTGGTGTGGAGAAGGTTATTCAGGGGGCTAGAACTGAATCTGTTCCACTTGGCGAACTAAAGAAACTGAGCGAAGAGCGGTTGCTCATATTTGACCAGGATCTGATGACGTTCGCAATGGGTAATGCCATCACACTACAAGACACCAATGGTAACCGAAAGCTTCTAAAGAAACGACAAGAAGAAAAGATCGATAACGTCGCTGCTTTGATGGATGCTTACGTTGCATACAAGGCCAATAAGGAGGCTTTCGAATGATTCACGATGATCAACCCACTCTTGAAGAGCTTCGACACTACGGCGTCATGGGAATGAAGTGGGGTAAGACTCGAGCTCACGCCACTGGTAGCGAAATTCGGAAAGCTCGCCGAGATTTCGAGTCCAAGGCTGGCGACTATCGCGATGCTCGGAAGCAGGCGCGAAAGACCACCAAACGTGGAAGCGCAGAGCGGGAAGCAGCCAACAAGAAGGTTGCCGACATGCGAACGAGTCTTCTTAAGGACCCAGATCGAGCCACCGCAGTCCGAATCACCAACGGCGAGAAGGCTATTTATGCCGCTCTTGCTTTGACTGGTGTTGGCGTTATTCCTGTGGCTGCAGCTGTTGGAACTCAGACGGCCATCGGTCGGCATATCGAGAAGAAGCAGGCTACCGGCGCGTACGACAAGAAGAAGTAACACTCAACCATATCTTAGGAAAGGAGGTGAGAAATGGCAAGATTCGGAGAAAGAGTAAAGCGTCTCTTTCATGCCTGGAACGCCTTCGATAACGAAGACAAAGAGCGAGAAACATCGACGTATGGCCGGCCAATTGAAATTGGCGCTAGTTATGGCTCTCGTCCGGATAGAGCTAATCGGGGTTACTCGAACGAGCGTTCTATCATCTCCTCTATCTACAATCGGTTGAGCATTGACGTTGCTTCAGTTGCGCTTCGCCACGTTCGTTTGGACGATAGCGAGCAGTATCTGGAAGACATCAAAAGCGGTTTGAATAACTGCCTGACAGTCGAAGCAAACCTCGATCAGGCAGCCAGAGCATTTCGTCAGGACGTTGCCATGACCCTGTTTGACAAGGGTGTTGCGGCAGTTGTTCCTGTTGATACTACACTTGACCCACATAATTTCGGAAATTTCGACATCAAAACTTTGCGTTGTGGAGAAGTGGTTGCTTGGTATCCCAAGCATGTTCGAGTCCTGCTTTACAATGAGGCGCTAGGATATCGGACTGAGCTGACGCTCGAAAAGCGATTCGTTGCAATCATCGAGAACCCTCTTTATGAGGTGATGAACAAGCCGAATTCAACTCTTCAGAGGCTTATTCGTAAACTGAACATGTTGGACTCGGTTGACGAAGCGTCTAGTTCGGGCAAGCTCGACATCATCATTCAGTTGCCCTACGTTGTTAAATCTGAAGCTCGTCGTCAACAGGCCGAACAGCGCCGAACTGATATCGAACTCCAGCTCAAGGGCAGTAAGTATGGCGTTGCGTACACCGATGGAACTGAGAAGATTACTCAGTTAAACCGTCCGGTTGAAAACAACCTCATGAAGCAGATCGAATACTTGACTGAGTTGCTTTATTCTCAGTTGGGTTTGACCGAGGCCGTCATGAATGGTACTGCAGATGAGCAGGCCATGCTGAACTACAACAACCGAACGGTCGAGCCTGTTCTTGCCGCCATTTCTGAAGGCATGATTCGTTCCTTCTTGACCAAAACTGCTCGTTCTCAGGGTCAGTCAATCAAGTACTTCCGTGATCCTTTCAAGTTGGTTCCCGTTGCCGCGTTTGCGGATATTGCGGACAAGCTTGCTCGTAACGAAATCGCCTCGGCGAACGACCTGCGGCAGGCTATTGGTTGGAAGCCATCGAAGGACCCGAAGGCTGACAAACTCATCAACAGCAACATGCCTCAGCCGGCCGAACCCGGCGCTCCGGTTGATACCGAAACTCCAGAGGAAGACATTGCTCCGGATGAGGAAATTGACGATGGTGGGGAAGCGCTACAATCAGCTTTGGATGGGGCTAACTCTACGATCGACGACATCTTGGAGAGCCTAGATGCCCTTGGTGCATGAGTATAACGCCGCTGAGCGAAGGGCTTACTATCTCCGAACTCGAAAGCTGAAAGGCCGAAAGCGAGGAGTTACTCCTGCCAACGCTGCAGCAAGGCGTAGAGCTGCCAAAGCAGCTAAGCTAAAGAAGCGTAAGGCTTTGGAAGCTAAAGTCAATGCGCTAAAAGCTCGGCTTGAGAAGCTTCGCGACGTTCTCAAGATTCTGGTAGCAAAAGCTCAGAAGAAGAGCGGTGCTAAAGAGCCTGCCAAGAAGAAGGATGCTACTCCAGAACACCAGACTGCCAAACAGAAAGCGGCAGCCAAGAAGGCGTCGGAAAAGTACGCCAAGACTCATAAGGCCGAGAAAGACCAGTCTCTTGGGCAGCAAGCAAAAGCTCTCACTGAAAAGATCAAGACGATCGAAGAACGAATCAAGAAACTGCGGGCCAAGCATTAGTCCCAGCAGCCCAACCCAATAGCAAGAAAGGTAGGAAACGGTCAAAATGGAAGCAGCGGATTTCAGCGGCTACGCCACCAAGGCTGGGCTCAAGTGCAGTGACGGGCGCACCATTACGCCGGCAGCTTTCCAGGACATGCACGAGAAGAAGGTGCCCCTGGTTTGGCAGCACGGCCACAGTGACGTCAAGAACGTTCTTGGCCACGCGGTTCTGGAAGCTCGGCCCGACGGCGTTTACGCTTACGGCTACTTCAACACGTCGGATGCCGGCCGGGCTGCGAAGCTCATGGTTCAGCATGAAGACGTCAATGCCATGTCGATCTACGCCAATTCTCTCGTGGAGCGTTCGAAGAGCGTTCTTCATGGTGTGATTCGCGAGGTCAGCTTGGTTCTTTCAGGGGCCAACCCTGGCGCGCTGATCGACTTCGTTCGGGTGGCTCACGCTGACGGTAGCGTCGATGAGCACGATGACGAGGCTGTGATCTACACCGGTCTCACAATCGAACACTCCGACGAGGAGGTCGAAGAGGAGCCGGAAGAGGAAGACCTCGAGCACGCTGATGGAGATCCTTCCATTGAAGAGGTTTACAACAGCTTTACCGAAGATGAAAAACTGGTTGTGGCCTACATGGTCGGCCAGGCGCTCGAAGCCGCCACCTCGGCGGAGCACTCCGATATTTCCGATTCTGAGTCCGACACGGATACCGAAGCCGAGGAAAACCTCGCACACCAGGAAGGCCCCATTGTGAACGTTTTCGAGCAGAACGAGAAGACCAAGGCTTCGGTTGGTGGCGAGCTTCGCCACGCGATGTCTCCCTCCGACGTTCAGGAGATCATTCAGAACGCCGTTCGTGGCGGTTCTCTGAAGCACGCGGTCGAGTCCTACGCTCTGGCGCACGGCATCGACAACATCAACCTGCTGTTCCCGGACGCGCAGACCCTGCAGGACCGTCCCGAGTTCAACAAGCGTCGGACCGAGTGGGTCGCCGGCGTTCTCGCGGACACCAGTCACAGCCCGTTCTCTCGGGTGAAGACTCTGGTTGCCGACCTGACGTTCGACGCTGCTCGGGCCAAGGGCTACATCAAGGGCTCGCTGAAGAAGGAAGAGTTCTTCGCGGTCTCCAAGCGAGTCACGGCTCCGACCACCGTCTACAAGAAGCAGGCTCTGGACCGGGACGATGTCATCGACATCACCGACTTCGACGTCATCGCCTGGCTGAAGATGGAAATGCGGATCATGCTGGAGGAGGAAGTTGCTCGGGCGATCCTCATCGGTGACGGCCGTGACGTGGGCGACGAGGACAAGATCAAGGACCCGCTCGGTTCCGCTGACGGTATCGGCATCCGGTCGATCCTCAACGATGACCAGTTGTTCGTGACGACCATCAACGTCAACGTGGACGACGCCAACTCGAGCTACGACGAGGTCATCGACTTCGTGATGGACGGAATGGAGTTCTACAAGGGGACCGGTACTCCGGACTTCTACACCAGCCTGCGGACCTTGAATAAGTTCCTCAAGGCCAAGGACGGCATGGGTCGTCGTCTGTACCCGAACGTCACCGACGTTGCTTCGGCGCTGGGTGTTCGTCGGGTCATCACCGTGGAGCCCTTCAACGAGATGGCGGGCCTCATCGGCATCGTGGTCAACCTGATGGACTACAACGTTGGTACCGACAAGGGTGGCGAAATCAACATGTTTGATGATTTCGACATTGACTACAACAAGCAGAAGTACCTGCTGGAGACCCGGCTTTCCGGTGCTCTGGTCAAGGTCAAGTCTGCTCTGGTCATCAAGTCGACGGCTGCGGCCAACGTCCTGGTGGTCCCGCAGGACGCGACGTTCGTTCCGTCCACCGGTGTTGTGGTCATCCCGTCTCAGACGGGCGTTGTCTACAAGAACGCGGCCGGCACCACGCTGACCGCTGGCGCTCAGACGGCTCTGGCCAATGGTGCGTCCACCACCATCATCGCCACCCCGGCGAGTGGGTACTACTTCTCCACCAACGACGACTCCGTGGACTCTTGGACCTTCAAGCGTCCGTAAGTCTGAACAAGGAGTAAACAGATGCGTTTCTACGATGTGATCGGTTACGGTGGCACTGTAGAAACTGCGCCTGGAGTGTGGGACGACGTCATCACGGAGGTAAAATATCGTGGTGACGTCGTCCGCAACAGCCGGAAATATGGCGAAGGAGACAGTGTCAACGACGATCTTACGGTTAGCAACTCAATTAGCGTTGTTGCCGACGACTATGCGTTGAACAACTACTTCGCCATCCGGTATGTCAGATGGTCGGGTAATCTGTGGAAAGTCTCAGATGTTGAGGTTCAGCGCCCCGTCTTATTCTGAGGCTTGGGGGTGTTTACAATGGCCCGAAGCCGGCTTGAGCTCCAGACAATCCTCGAGGGAATTCTTGGCAGCAGCAAGGTATATTTCCAGCGTCCGCCAAAGGACGAGATGGAGTATCCATGCATTGTGTACTCTCGCGACAATGTGAGTCTTCAGTTCGCTGACAACCTTCCATATCGTGATGCCAAGAGGTACCAAGTGACCGTCATTGATCGGAATCCTGATAGCGAGATTCCTGATAATGTCGCGCAGCTTCAATATTGCACGCTCAGCAGGACTTTCCCTGCAAACAATCTCAACCACGACGTTTTCACTCTCTATTACTGAGGAGAATCATGACCAAGCTTGCTTGGGACCAGACTGGCCAGCGCCGCTATGAAGCCGGTGTTGACCACGGGGTCCTGTACATTCCGGATGGTTCCGGGGCTTACGCCAATGGCTACGCCTGGAACGGTCTCGTCACCGTCACCGAGTCTCCCTCGGGCGCTGAGGCTTCGCCCCAGTACGCGGACAACATCAAGTACCTCAACCTGGTGTCTGCCGAGGAGTTTGGCGCCACGATCGAGGCGTTCACCTACCCCGATGAGTTTGGGCAGTGTGACGGTACCGCTCAGCCTGAGGCCGGCGTTCTCGTTGGCCAGCAGTCTCGGCGTTCGTTCGGTCTGGCCTACCGCACCCGGGTTGGTAACGATCTCGAGGGTACGGACTACGGCTACAAGCTGCACCTGATCTACGGTGCCCTGGCTGCTCCGTCGGAGAAGGCTTACGGGACCATCAACGACTCGCCCGAGGCGATCACCTTCAGCTGGGAGTTGACCACCACTCCGACCAGCGTGGGCACCATCGAGGGTACCGACTACAAGCCGACCGCCAGCCTGACGATCGACTCGACTCAGGTCAACGCCGGCGCTCTGTCCGACCTGGAAGACATTCTGTTCGGAACTGCTGGTTCTGACCCGAGGCTTCCTCCGCCGGCCGAGGTCATCGCGCTGTTCGCCGGCACCACCGTCACGGTCACGCCGACGGCTCCGACGTACAACGGCACCACGCACGTCATCACCATCCCGACCGTCACCGGCGTTGTGTACCAGATCAATGGTGTCACCAAGACCGGTACCGTCACCATCACCACCGACACCGTCGTGAACGCTGTGCCGGCTTCGGGTTACCGATTCCCGGCCGTGACGGACGACGACTGGTTCTTCGACTTCGTGTAAGTCGTTTCGAATCAAACCCGATAAGGAGGCCAGAGAATGCTCACTGTAAAAGTCCCACTGTCTGACGAACTGTTCGATAACTCGACACAACAATTCGTAGACGGGGAAACCTTCGAACTACAGCTCGAGCATTCTCTGGTCTCCTTGTCAAAATGGGAGTCATTCTTCGAAAAGCCCTTCCTTGGGCCTGAAGAGAAGACGTTCGAAGAAACAATGTGGTACATCGAAGCTATGACAATGACCCCCGATGTTCCTCCGGACGTTTACCGAAAACTCTCTCAGCAAAACATGGACGAAATCACGAAGTACGTAGACGCTAAGATGACAGCTAC